CTCGGTGGAATCCTGCGATGTCGTGTCAGTATACGACATCGAGTTTGCCAGCCTGTGCGCCCATCATCATCTACCATTTACAGGACGATGCCATATCGGTTATCTTCCCTGCGAGTATGTTGCTGGACTGAGCAAGCTGCCTCGCGTGGTAGAACATCTAACTCACGGAGCGCTGATTCAAGAGGATGTCACTCGTAAGATAGCAGATTACCTTTTCGAAGCGTTGGCATGTCATGGCGTAGTAGTTGTTATGGAAGCCACTCACTCTTGTATGGCCCTGCGCGGAGTGCGCAAGCCGGGACATACTGCTCGCACTATTGCCACTCGCGGGGTGTTTACTACTCCTGAAGGCGAAACCCGCCTACGTCTCTTCATGGAGGGCATCAAATGATCAAGCGCGTCTGCGATCAATGTGGTGAACCCATAGCCACGCACAAGTTTGACAACTTTCGTGCCACGCTTAACTATCCCGTTGCACCAGACAGTCCTTCCTTCTCCGCGAGCCTGACGTGTGAGGGCGAGTTTTGCAGCGGGCAATGTCTTGGGATCTGGCTGATGGAGAAGGCCACAGCGTTGATTACCGGAAAGGAGGGGCCTACGTGAGAATAGCGCTGATTACTCCGTTCGGGAACTTGCATGATGCTCCGGATACGGGATACTACATGGTGCTCGCGCAGCATGTGTTGAGTAACTCGGGGTATGCTGCGTTCTATAGTAAGCGGGGTAGACAGCTGCTCTACCAGAGCACCAAGTGTTTGTACGCCCCGGGAGAGCAATTCACTATCCTGGATAATGGAGCAGCAGAGGGCGAAACGCTGACCTGGTACGATCTTTGCACTACCATCCGTATGATCGAACCAGATGTCGTTATCTCCCCGGACGATCTAAACAGCTCCTCAAACACCCTTATGCTTACGCGAGATTTCATTTGCAGCGACGCTTTCAAGGAGGTACAGGATATTCTAGGCCATAAAGTGCCATATATGGTAGTGCCACATGGCAATACGTGGCGCGAGTGGGAAGGTAACCTAGATGACTTGATGGCTTTGCAACCTCAGCCCAGTATGATCGGAGTGGCGCGTAAGCACACCCTGCTCGATAGTCACGGAGCTTTGTATGGTAGAGCGGGATTGGTGAACTACGCGAACTCCTATTACCCCAATACCCCTGTGCATCTGCTGGGGTTGGCTTCTACTCCTTTGGAACTACGCGCTATCATGAACGTTCATGATGGAGCGGATATACTAGGCGTGGATACGGCGCTACCTTGGGTGGCTGGTTCTCACGGCATGTTGTTTGACAACTACTACGGCATTCTGGCTAAGCCGGATTACTGGCACTCCGACGAGCGCGTTCCTTTAAGGGACTACAGCCTAACCACTGCTCTTTCTAACTGCATGTGGATGCTGCGCGAGTTCGGTGGGTTTTCGTACGAGAGGCTGCGTGAGATGTTTGGTTTGGAGTACTTCTCGCAAACCAACCTGTGAAAGGAGAAGGCGCGTGGCACTGAAACTGCGGCAAGATCTGGTTAGGAACACGGATGCGGCTTGCGAAGGATGTCCTTTGGCTGGGCGTAATACCTATGTGCCACCTGATGGGCCAGCACAAACTCCCTACGCTATCGTAGGAGAATCTCCTGGTTCAACAGAGCGCTTCTCGGGGAAGCCTTTCGTAGGGGAATCCGGTGAGATCATCTGGTCTACGCTCTCGCAGTTCGGGCTCAAGCGTAGCGACGTATATGTTACCAATGTAGTTAAGTGCTACGCGCCTCCTTCCTCCAAAAACTCGACATTGTCCAAGGCAGCGGGGGTTTGTAAACACCGTCTAATGACAGAGTTGGAATCTCACGGGGCGAAGTGGATTCTGGCTCTAGGCAACGAAGCGCTAGAGGCTCTGACTGGAATGCGAGGGATTACCTCACAAGCGGGCAAACTTATCCCTCTGAAGAACGGGATGAAAGTAATCCCCGCTGTGCATCCTGCGGCAATGCTTCGCGTGAGTGCTGAACTGGCGGCAAAGTTCTATACGGAGTTCGTGCGCTATGTAAGTTACTGGGCAAACGAGTGTTCGGTACCTACTCCCGCGCCCTTGTTTCGCGATTATCAGGTGATAGACTCTGAAGCAGAGGCTATTGCCTTTCTCAAGGGACTCAAAGCTCACGAATATGTTGCTGTCGATATTGAGACTAGTGGCTTTGATTTGGATTACGACGAGATTCTTTGTGTGGTATTCTCCTGCAATAGCGCTGACGCTACGATTCTACCTGATCATCTACTTTACAAACAGTCCGTTGTAGATGCTTTCAACGCACTTAAAGGGGTAAAGTGGGTTGGGCATAACATTGCTTTCGACTTTGTACGATTGAGTTGGAAGCTAGGTATCGAGCTGAAACCTTACTTTGATACCCTAGTAGCTCACTATAACCTCAGCGAGATGGGGCCGCACGACCTGAAGACGTTGGCACAGGTGGAATGCGGTGCTCCCGATTGGGAAGCACCAATTAAGGCAGCACTGAAGCAATCCAAGCTTGATTCCTATGCAGTAATACCTAGGCCGATGTTGTACTTGTACGCAGCTCAAGACGGCATTTACACATGGCAGCTGTTTGAATTGTTCAGCGAGCGCTTGCGTAAAACTTACAATGCCGACCTCAAGCGCAACTTCTTCGACAATCTAATGCCGATAGTCCACCTGTGCATCGACATGCAGTTGAACGGCATGCGGGTAGACGTAGATCGCTTGGCTGACCTGCGCCTCCAGTTTGGAGACATTGAGCAATCTTCTCGCACTTCTATCCGCAAGGTCGCCGATCGACTCGTGCCTAATAAGCCTTGGCCTAAAGGAGAGTTCAATCCGAACAGCCCGCAGCAGGTGGCTAAGATCCTTTACGACGTCTTGAAAGCGCCTGTGTGGTCAGAATCTAAGATAGAGGGTACTGCTGCGCAGCTAAGCCAGTCAGGAGGTGAGAAGCCTGACCGTACAACAGCGAAAGCACAGCTGGAGCGTTTGACCTATCAACCAGAGCCGATCAAAGGGTTCGCAGATATGATGCTTAGCTATCGTAATGCTAAGCACGTTCGCACGCACTACTTGAACCACTTTGAGCCTATTAGCGATGGGCGTATCCATCCTATCTACCAAGTACACCGTACAGTAACAGGACGATTGGCAAGTACGGAACCCAATGTGCTTAACATGCCGCACAAAGGGGGTATTCGCAATCTCATCGTACCGGAAGAGGGCAACATTCTCATTGCTGCGGACTATTCACAGGCGGAACTGCGCGTAGCGGCGATGCTGAGTGGCGATGAAACGTTTAAAGGTGTTTACATTCGCGGTGAGGACATTCACGATCGCTTCTCCACTCGCTTTTACGGACCTGAATATACTAAGATCCAGCGCGTTATCGCCAAGTCGTTCGTCTTCGGCAAACTCTATGGTAGAGGCTGGCATTCTATTGCCGAGACGTTCGGCTTGACCAGAGACGCCGCCTTGGCGATGATGCGAGAGCTGGACGCTATGATGCCTACATTCAAGGAGTGGTGCGATAGCCAGTTCCGCATCGCACAGGAGCAAGGGTATGTCGGTACTCCTTTGGGTCGCAGGCGTCGCTTCCCGTTAATCACTCGTAACAACGCACATGAGGTACGGCGCTACTGTGTCAATTCTCCTATTCAAGCTACCTCTAGTGACATCCTATTGCTAGCGTTGCGGCGAGTTAACTCTTGGATCGGCGACTACGATGGTAAGGTACTGATGCCCTTGCATGACTCGGGTAACTTCGAATGCCCGGAGGAGGTGCGTGATGAGGTAGCAACCAGGATCGTTGCGGATATGGAGGCAGCACCTAAGATCATTTTCGGAGACGACTGCATTCCATTCAAGGTGGACATTGAGTATGGGTATAGCCTAGAGGAATCGCTGCTGAGTTCGATCGACCCCGATCGCGAACTCATCGAATCTCTCATCGCATAACCACTAGAACCCAGCGGCCTAGTGATTGTAGGAGCCGACATGTTCGAGTATAACGGAGTAAAGTACCTAACACCGCAGGAAGCATCCGACACCCTTAAAATCCCTCGACCAACTATTTACCAGTGGTGCCGCAATCAGCGCGTGGAGATCATGCAGCCCGACAAGTCAGCAGAACTAAAGGCTGTTGGGTTGATCGACAGCCAGTACTTAATCGAAGTAGATTCTCTGCTGGAGCGGCATAGAAAGGTACATCTAGGAGAATGACCCCTATACCAGGAACTATTCTAGCTTTCGACCCTGGAGAAACTACTGGCTGGGCATGCCTGAGACAAGGCAAGGTAGCGGGAGGCTCCTTTTCACTTTGGTCCGAAGTGGAACGGTTAGTTGACAGAGCAAGGCCGGACGTTGTTGTGGTAGAGGATTTTCTCCTCTACCCCAACAAAATGCGCCAACTGAAGTGGAATCGGTTGCGAACTATTCGCGTCATCGGCGTGATCGAATTTGTCTGCCAGAAGCGTGATATACCTTGCATCTTTCAACTGGCAAAGGAGAGGCTATCCATAGAGGTAAAAGAGGTAAGGGGGTTTAATATTCATGCTACGCAAGCGCTCAGACATGCAATCCTCTATGCATCTCGATCAGGAGACACCGCCTATAATTCGCTTCAAACAAGGAGGACGCCGAAGAATAGTTATCGAAGGGACGACGGTCTTGAGCAGGGGTATCCTAAATCTGCTAATAAGAGATATTCAGGGCGTAAAGTACTTAGGAAATGATACCTATGAAGGACCTGCAGCACCAAGATGGGTGGAGTATCTAACTACTGTGCACAAGGGCAAGGTGGTTTTAGACCCTCAAGTGCAACAGTGGCATAACGCCATTCTAGACGAAGAACAGCATCTGATCGACGCTAAAGGCGTCGATCCAGGAATACTACCTACACTGGATGGCATCGAAGCTTGGTGCAATCTAAAACCGTTTCAGAAGCAAGCGGTCTATTTTCTATTAGTAGGTCGTCATACTATTCTAGGGGATGAGCCAGGGCTGGGCAAAACTCTTACAGCTCTGGTAGCCTCTCAAGCAGATCCTAGCAGACGCAAGCGTGTGTTAATCATCTGCCCTAGTAGTTTGAAGGAGTGGTGGGCGCAAGAGGCACAGGGGTGGTTGAACCTTTCCTCTACAGTGGCAACGCAGGGTATCTACACGGGTCAGTTGAGGAACTATCTTAAGGGTAATCACACAGATCTGTTTATCCTGAACTACGAGCTGATGCTGCGTTTACCTGAACTGCAAAGTGTACACTGGGATTGGGTTATCGCTGATGAAGCGCATAGGGTTAAAAACCCTACAGCGGATACTACTCGTGCTTTCAACCGCATCAAGGGTGCCTATTCTACCCTGCTCACTGCAACGCCATTGGCGAATCAGCCTGCAGAACTTTGGACACTGCTAAACTACTCACGTCCTAAAGAAACACCTGCGTATGGTTTCTTCAGAAGTTTCTATCAGAAGGAGTACATCACACCAAGTGGCTGGCCTAAGCCTGCAGGACCTAAAAACCGCGAGCTGCTTAAGCGTGAGCATGCTCCTGTTATGATCCGCAGGTTAAAAAGCGAAGTCGGCTTGCAACTCCCGCCTAAGCGGCACCAGCGTATGCCGGTATGGCTTTTGCCAGAGCAAGTGCGTGCCTATAGACAGATGGTTCACGATCTGATCACCGAGCTGGAAGACGGTACTTTTGTACTCGGTCAAGAACCTGCTGTGGCGATGCTACGTCTTCGGCAGATCGCTAGCAACTTGGCTACTATTGGCGGGGCAGATGTCAGTGGTAAGCTAGATGCCTGTATGGATCTAATAACCGATCAACCCGAAGAGCCTCTCGTCTTCTTTACGGTATTCCGGGAGACCGCCAAGGCGTTGCACAAGCGGTGTTTGAGTGCTAAGCCTAAGATCCCAGCGGTGTTGTTTATTGGAGAGCAGACGAAGGAGGAGGATACCAAGGCAATCAAGAGTTTTACTAGCGGCAAAGCACGCGTCTTCATTGCTACTATTCAGAAGGGAGGAGTAGGTCTGAATCTGCAGAGAGCTTCCACGCTGGTATTTATTGACAAGCATTGGAACCCGGCGCTGCAAGCACAGGCTGAGGATCGCATCCACCGCATCGGGCAGGAAAAGCCCTGTTTGATCCTTAGTCTACATCATAAGCACACTATAGATGACTATGTAGAACGTATGCTGGACAAGAAGATCAGCTGGAACTCAAGCATCATCAACTTGGAATTGCCAATCCATCTAGAGGATTCGCTTCGTTATCTATGATGCAAAGGAGATTCTTGTGTGCTGTAAGCAGGAAACCCTATCAGACGCCGTTCGCAAGTTTCGTCAGCTTATCGACGAAGACTTTCCAAATCCTAATGTGAAAGATTGCTACATGTTTCTGGTGTCTGAGGTGGGGGAGCTCGGCGACGTGATTCTTCGCAGCGATCCCGAATTGCCTTACTTACGCGGGCGA